GACTCAACAGTCACTAACCGTTCTATTGCTTGGCAGTCACCTACTGATCAAGAAACGCTGTGGACAAAGCTCACCGCGTGGAACGAAAACTCAAAACAGCTCGCTGAGCTGCCAAACGGAACTCCGACTATTGCAGTGGGCCGACTGAGCACCAGCGAAAAGGAAGACAAGCAGTATCTGAACTATTCCGTAGATCAGATTTTGTATCTTCCTAAGGGCACGAAGTCCGCGCCCAAGAAAGCAGCTGACCCTGAAAAAAATCAGGTATCTGCAGCGGCTCTAGGTTCTGTTTCTTTTTCTCTTTAATTTAAAATGGTATTCATTGCAGGCAAATTTGCGGCTGATGAAATTCTTTGTCAGGTCCCGCCCCACACACTACGGATTGATCTTCAGCAGCGTCGCTGGAAAAGTGACAACGATCCCGATTCCGCAATTACGGACTCCAACGACAACGGAGTCCCTATCGAATTTGTACTCCTCGGGTTTACTCCCTTCTACGGAAACCTTGGGATGCGAAGCCACGAAGAGTTTATTCGTATTGCGTACGTTGGTGTTAGTCCTTCTCACCGTCTACTTCCTCCACGCTGTGTTTCAACATCTGTTGTATCGGGTAAGAGCAGCCAGAAGAACTTTATTTCGTACTTCCAGACGCTCTATAACAACCGAATCAACGTTGCTGAGGTGATTACTACAACGAAATTTGTTGGGCGTAGCTTTACACAGACTGACCCCGCGACCGGAGCTGATACCGGGAAGGTGAACTACAACGTTTTAGAATTCTTGGACCGACCAATAAACGGCAAGAATGAAGAAACGTTGGTTAGTGATCTTGGAACGTGGCTTTCTGGTGACGGAGGAGAGTTGGTATCAGCTGCATTACGTTCTCATATCTCCGGTGCGAATCTGGTGGAGCTTCCTTTCGGAGGCGATCACACAGAGATTAAGTTAGCTTTTGACGACCAGTACCCGAAGCTTGAGTCGGCCAAAGGCAACAGTCTCAGCTCTTTACCTGCTGGGGCTGGCGACCCTAAGGCAGCAGTTCCGCAGTTGAAGTCGGAAGTTAAAGAGTTGACTCAAGATCAAAAGGATGCTCTGAAGGCGGCTGGCTTAGAAGTATAGTTTTACGGAGAGCACCAACGTTCTCAAAAGAGTAGGGAATCCGGGAGCCATTAAAACGGCTCCTTTTTATTGACTAACAGGTCGGCCAAGCTTGGTAGCTCGTAGCCATCTCGAACCAGACGCTGTGCCAGGTTAGTAAACAGCTTGGTTCGAATCAAATAGTTTGAATGCAAGAGGTCTAAGATCTGGATCAAATCATCCTTATCCTCGATTTGCTTCAAACGACTCATAAAGTCGTAATGGTGGAACTCCTGGTCTAGTGTCATGTAGCCACGAAGTTTTTCAAGTACGTCATCTGCTTCCATGAGCTTTTATCAAACACCGGCAAATATCTTTAACCCTATTGCAGATAGCGGGCTTTGTGAAGGTCGAGTACTCCTTCCTCTTGGTTCTTCGCACGTACTAGAAGACGCATTAAAAAGTGCAGGCGTGTCAGAGATAATAACAGCACCTGACGAGTTTTCTTATCTTAAAAATGAATGGTGGAACCAGTTACCTCCTTTTGACTGGTGTGTTGCGATCACGCAAGGACTGGGTAGCACTCTGGACTGGGTCATTGAGCCAGGTTACGAGCTTAGCAAGCGCGGATTAATTGTTCTTGATCGCTTGACTTTCTTAGAACCTACAAGAAAACGACAAGACTTCTTGACTTCTAAGCGTTTGACAAGCTTGATAGTATTAAATCCTCGTCCTGAGTTCCGTGCGGACCAAAAAAAATCAAAAGACTCAGTGACGTCAGCATGGTTCGTATTTGATAAGACAGCTGACTTAAATAAAGGGACAAACATTGAATACGCGGTAAGCTGGCAGCGACCACGTTCTTTTCTCGGAAAGTGAATACCCGTCTGCAGTTACTGATCACACAGAACACAGAAGCACAACAAGAGACAAACAAGCTTCTTGAAAAAATCTCTGCAATATTGATTAGTAGTCAGCTTCTACAGGAGTGTATTGACCACCAAGGTAACGTTCGCGAGTCAGAGCAAATAGCGGAAATCGTTGCCGAGTCATTCTCTGCTGGTCTGTGTATTCTAAACGAATTAGAACAACGCAATAAAGACTTTGACTACCATAAATCTGAGTTCTTTATAGATGAATCTAGAGAAGGCTGAGTAACCCCTAAATGAGCATGCTTTAAAATAAACGACCTAGGAGACAGCCGGTGGATACAAGAAAAACTATAAACGGCATGAGGCACTACAAGTGTCCCGGTGTGCCTGATTATCTCCCATCAGTTACTTCAATTCTTTCCGCAACGCAGACAGCGAAGACGCAAGAGAAACTAGCTCACTGGAATATCATGAACCCTGGAGTAGCAGACAAAGCTGCTCAACGAGGAACTTGGATTCACGAAGCTTCAGAAAACCATATTCGTGGTTTGAAAGTCGTACCTCCTGTCGCTTACGAACCTTTTTGGCGTGGTGTTCCTGAGCGAATGGATGAAGTTCTCGACGGGGCTCGAGTGTTGTGGTCAGAGCGGCCTTTTAATCAACCGCGCTGGTCTAAGTTCGTTGGAGACGATGGTGTCGGTCGTATCTTCTACTACGACAAGGAAACAAACCACGGTTATGCGGGGTGTTGCGATCTAATTTATATGGATAAGAACGCTGAAATCGTTCTGGCTGACTTTAAAACTTCTGCAGGGCCGTACAGCGCACAATTCCCAAGAAAGACATTTACAGGGGATGAAAAAACTAAAAAAGCACTTATTTCAGGAGTCTTTAAGGTAAAAAAAACTCGTCTTCAACTAGCTGCTTACAAATTGGCAGCTGAAGCTTGTTTAGGAATTAAAATTAATAAAACTCAGATTATCGTGAGTACGCCAATCGAAGAATACGACACTCAAGTTTTTACATTCGGCGAAGCTGCGGTCGAAAAAGACGAAGAAAACTGGCTTCAGCTAGTAGATAAGTTTTTTACCGAAGTCAGACCATCGAAAGCTTGAGTCTAAAGAAAACCTAGATCAAGGCTTAGCGGCCTTGCGCGTCGAACTAAAATCGGCGATAATACACGCACTACAGTCAACTTCATGAACTTTGTCTGCTCTCTGAATTCAAAAGTCGTAGGTGCTTTACACAAAACGACAGGCAAAATAGAAGCTGGTGGTGACTTTTCTGCTTTTAATTCAGGGTGGGTTAAAACCATTCTGACTTCTCAAGAAATTGCAGACAACGTTAAACAACGTAACGCACTTTGTGCTTGGCATCTCGTAGACGGCAAACGAGAAAAGAATAATACTACTCCGATAGAAGCAGGTCTGATTATTATCGACATCGATAACCAGGCAGATCATAAAGATAAAGACGGTAATAAGGTTCAGAAACAAGAAATAACTTGGGAAGAAGCCAAAGAGCTTGAAATTTGCAAAAACTATCTTTCGGTTGCGTACGATTCTCCATCCGCTACCGACAATTGGCCACGCTTTAGGCTTGTTTTTGGTTTAGAAAAATCAATATATGATCCTGTTTTTTACCAGTGGTTTGTACGCGAGATTGCTAAGCAAATACCAGGATCAGATATCAGAGCAACAGCAGCTGTAAATTTGTTTTACGGGGCTAAAGATAAAGAAGGAATCTTATACGTTTCAGATAACTTTATCCCTACTTCAAAAATTAACGAAGCACTAAAAGTTTACTTAACGGTTCCGAAGATAGACAAAGGAGATAAAGAGGATGTGGCATCTTTTCTCGAGTCTTTAATCGTTGAAGATAGTGGAGCCAACTTTGAAAAACTCCTTTCAAACAGTGTTAAAAATATTCTGCTCGGGGAGCCGGTGGATGATCGTTCGATGGCTTGCACTCGAGCAGTTAAAGAAATTATCGGGTGGGCGAACTGGCTGAAAGCAAATGATATAACATCATGCGTCTCAGCATTGACAATCGCACACCAAGCGTTCTATGCTATATATCAGTACCCAGCCGATGGAGACGGCAAGTTCAGTCGAATCGTTGAGAGCATCCGCGATATTGACCAGATCCAGCCGTCTATCGTGATGGCATCCGAGCACGATGAACTCGCTGCTTGGCTAAGGCTTAAAGCTGTCGATCGCAGCCTGTTTGACGCCAAAGCTTCTGACGAAGTCAAGGAGTCTCTTAAACAGACAAAGCCAAAACCTCGTAACTCGATACTCGCAATTGAAGATTTCGGGCTTGAGCAAGAGGACACACCAACACCATCATCAACAAATTACGTAGCAACTATGTCGACACCCAGCACCCCCACGCAGCTGATCAACCTGCAAAAAAGCAACAGCAATCACAAGTTTGGAGAAAACGATGTCGCTGATGCCATAGCTCGATCGAGCTCCGACAAAGTTTTATATGACAGTTTTCAAGACTCCTTCTTTAAATTCCGCGAGGAGAAGGGTGTGTGGATGCAGCAGGACGAAGCTCACATGAAATCAAAAATTATTGATCACCTGAAAACTTTTGTTAGTGCCGGTTTGCTTCCTAACTACAAATCCGCGACGGTCAACAGCATCTACAGCATCTTGCAAGGTGAGCTACTGCAGTCAGTTGACGAAGGTGTGGAATCAATCTTTACGATCGGGCGTAGTTTCATACCTTTTCGTAACGGGGCTCTTGACTCGGACACGATGGAGTTTTTTCCTGGGGATAACAAAGACCTTTACTTTCGTTATCGCCATCCGTACGACTGGGATAAAAACGCAAAGTGCCCCAAGTTCATGGACTGGCTTAAAGAGTGTTTAGAGCCCGATCAATCAGTTCTGATCCGAGCATTCTGTCGTGCGCTTTTAACTGGATACACAGCAGGCGAACGTTTTCTTCACCTTGTAGGTCCTGGTAGAACTGGTAAATCGACAATGCAGCAGCTCATGATGGCTCTCGCTGGGTACCACGGAACTCAATCTACGAGTCTTGAACAGATAGAGAACAACAAGTTTGAAACCTTCAACCTGATCGGTAAGCGACTGGTTCTTCTGGCTGACGAATCAAACTACAACAAGCGAATGGACACGTTGAAGAAGTTGACTTCAGCGAGTGACACCATCCGCGCTGAGAAAAAGTATGGAAAAGACTCGATTCAATTTAAGCCTGAGTGCCTGGTCTGCATCGCATCCAACGAACACATCAGTTCCGGCGACAACACAAGTGGACTTGAGCGTCGTCGTCTGACCATTGCAATGAACAAGGTCGTCGACCCAACAAAAGTAAGAAATCTACTTAACGTTTTCTCTAGCTCGATTGACGGTGAGTTTACGGAAGAGCTCTCCGGTATTGTCACCTGGGCGTTATCTATGCCTCAGTCTGAAATGCGTAGCGTCTTTGCGAGTCCTGTCCGCCACGCTCCTTCACTTGCACTCACTGACATCGAAGCGCTTCGTCTCAATAATCCGTTCGTCGCTTGGATCGATGAGTGCATTCTGTATGCACCTAACAGTACGACCATCGTAGGTAGAGGAAAACTTCGGCCTAGTCTTGACGAGCAAGAGCTTGGTCTGCATGTTAAGAACGCATATACAGAGCTGTATGCGAGCTATCAGAACTATTGCATAGGGTGTGGCTACAGAGCTTGTTCGAAACCTAATTTTGTTTCAAGAGTTGTAGAAACAATGAAAAACATCCTGAAGCTTAAGGGAATAGAAAAGACACAAAAACAAGGTGTGCCTGCACTTCGAGGTTTACGCATCAAACCTTTTGACGTAACATCAGATCGCGCAGCCTTCGGAAACGATTGTCTGCCTAACCCAGTTGATTACGCTCAAAACCCAGGCGACCCCAAGTGGGAAGCCGCATTCCTAAAACACGATGCCCAAACTTAAGCTAGAGCCTCTAACCGTTATCGCTGGTGGAGCAGCTGCGATTGCTACAGCGATCACTGCGCCTCAGTTTGTGGGTGCGCCCCTGGCTTTCATCGGAGGAGTCTTTGCAGGGAGTGCTGCGATCGAGAGGCGGGAAACGAAAAGGAATGAAAGCAAAGAAACCTCGGCAAGAGTAAGCGGAGCTTTCAGTGCTATGTATGAAAGAAACAGAGGTTTAGTGGATCCAACAGAACTCTCATTTATTGCAAACATAAGCGTAAACCAGAGCCACGGATTTTTAACTTCACTGGCAGAATCTACTGGTGGTTCTAAAGTTCCTCATAAAAATGGAGTCGGAGTTTTATTTAACTTTCCGCATTCAGCAAGCGTCTTAGACGAACTTTCGAAGAATGCTCAGGACTGGGTATCAAGTCAAACAGCTGAGCTAAACCAACAGCTAGAAGCACATAGGCAAGCTTTAAGAGCTGCACAACTTGCGCAAGCAACAATGCCCGCACAGCAGATCAGAGATGTTAACGACAATGCGTGGAACTAATGACAGAGTCTGAGCCCGTCGTCGAATTGCTACCATGTAAAACTATGTACAGGGTGACACTACAACAAGACGGGTTTGAGTTATCCTCCTGCGTATCAAGTCTTGATCTCGTTGACGAAGAGGTTAAGTATTTTCGAGATAAAATTAACGAAATGTGTCGTGAAGCGTATCTAAAGGGTCATGATGACATCTGAACCAAAAGAAGATAAAGAGCTCACTGGGGAAGAAAAAAAGCTACTCGAGCAAGCCCTGTCAAACTTTAAAAATTTCATAGAGGAGGAGACTTCTCTTGATCTTTGGGAAGAAGAAATTCAAGTGATTGAAGATGCGGAAAAAAATCCTGACTAGGTCAAACAAAAGCTAAGAATGTTTGCCGTAAACACAACTTTATAGCTACATTACTAATACGTTCATCCCCTGACATCAGTGGGACGCAAGTAAGCAAGTTAAGTGCTGAAGGAACGGGAAATTTCCCCTCACTAGGAGTTTCCAATGACTACTATCCAAGCACAGAGCCTTGATAACGCTCGTAAGCAAATGGCCCGCGCTCGTAAAGAGCTTGAGCTAGCACGTATCAACGACACTCACTACCGTGGTGTTGAATACACACCTGTCTTTGGTTTTAAAAAAAGGCACGGCACCTTTGTTTATCGAGGCCGCACTTACACCAAGTAAGTTAAAGCTAATTCAAAACACGAAGGAATTTCCAACCTTCCAAAGCAGGATCATCACTGTCCACAGCGGCCTTGGTCACGGTGGGCATTTCGATACCTAAGATCATCGCAATTTGGCGAGCGATAAGTTGGTGTTCCAACTGAGTATCTTCTTTTGCTCTGAGGCCCACGTAATGCACGAACGAACGGATCGTGCCTTGCATGTGGAGTTTTGTGGGCGTGTATAAAGGCAATAAATTTCTTGCGCATTCTCGAGCACAACCAGCCTCAAGCATTTCAGAGTAAAGAGAATAAATTTCTGCGTCTAGCCGATAGATGCGGTCACGAAAGTCAGCCAGAAAAATAGGATCAATTTCATCTGTACTGGACTGTCGATTTTTCTCTGCTTGTTTTCGAATTGAAAATTCTGAGGGGCGGTCGTGACTGTTTTCAACAACTTCAAAAGGATTACAGTATCGCTGACTTAATTCTTGATATGAAAAGCTTCTGTGCCTCAAGATTTGAGCTGATATAGCACGAGAAGTAATTATTTCAAACGAAGCGTTTGCTTGTTCTAAAATGCTCCAATGCCCGTGTTTGATGCAGTAACTAAGAAGACGTACATACTCTTCTCGATCGGGATCACTAGTCGAAACACGAGCGTGTCGAGCAATAATCTTTTCGGCGTCTGGAGTAATCCAATCAAGCTTGGCTGTGTGCATTGCTGTGTTTCCCACAGCGGCACACTAGCTCAACTACGTGGGAACGACTGTTGATATTTAAGTCGTTTAGTAATCTCACTTGGATTGGAGACCATGCGCTGAACATCAGCAGGTCCCATACCCAGGCGCATCCCAGCTAAACGCATCTGTTCGCTCTGTCCAGGCATTGTCATTTGATGATTCCTTCCTTTCTAGCTAGTTGTTCCTGAACACTTAAGTTATCAGGCATCCTTTCATCATGTAATGGCATGATTGACTCAGTGGTTACTGGGTCGTAGAACCTTTGCTGAGGAACCATAGTAAGAGTCGCAACGTCCTGACGAATCTGAGGATTCATCTGGTTTGCCATCGCTTGCATATACTGAGCATCAGTCATATCAGCTGCTTTACCAGGCAATGGAAGCATGCCGTTGTGGTTATACCCAGCAGGTCCGACTGGTTCTTGAGACTGAACAATATTACCCGTCTGGTAAGGAAGAGGGTCGACGGGAGCTCGCATATATTCACCAGCGTCTATTTGATACTGCGCCAAAACCCTATTTACGTCATCCATGTAAGCGCCGCGACGAGCTGAAATGCTGATGTCGCTATTCAAATAAGACTGAGGACTAGACGCTGGCATCCCCAAAGGTTTCAGTCCGGCTAACGGACCCAAGCCACCAGGAGGTTGGAGCAAATTAGAGTTTTGCATACTTACAGTTTAACCTCGTTTTGGTTGTTTCTCACGATTAGTTTTTTTGTCTACTACCCGAAGATTCGAAGGGCGGTTGTCCTCCGTGTTGTAATTTTTGTGGTCGACTTCCTTGGAGTCTCCTTTAGAAACTCGACCGTTCTTTTGCATATATCGACGAGCCTTATTACGCGCCGAACGACGTTTTTTCTGCCGTTCAGTCCCATGGTATTCATCGTATTCCTTACGATAATTACGTTCAGCCATGGATTTATTTTAATCCAAAATAAGCAGCCTTTGCTTTTTTTGCTTCTTCGACGTCCTTATAGTTGCTTACGAAATCCTGCCACAAACCTGTATAAAGACCGTTGGTCCGACCTGACTCTTTATACAAGTGATCCATAAAAACAACCTTGCGGTTTTCTGCGTCGTTATCCCACCCAGCCAGGTCTGCAGAATACATGTTCAATCAACGAGAAGCTTGAATATACCACCCAGAGCCAGAGCCCTCCACCGCCCATCGAGGACCGAGGTTCTTCTTGGAATAACGAAGAAATTTACCATTAGAACTGAGGTAGGTTCCCGCAACAAGATCTAAGTCTCCGAAAGGGTCGTGCACGATGACGTCCTTTTTGTCAGCGGATAACCCCACTGCACAGATCCAGTGCCCTCCACCACTGGGTTGATCGACAGACCCATGATGCAGTATGCCAAGAGGAACGGGTATCCCATTAGCAAGAAGACTTTCAACGTCATTCCAAGTTCCGGTTTGTTTAAACGCAGCATCAACTCCGTACTTCTCAAGCGCTGCCACTTGTACCCATGCTTCTGTTGTATCTCCGACTTCAAAAACTGTCTTGATATACGCGTCATCGTTATCAATTGCGTCTGGGTCAAGCCCACTTAGAAGCATCGCACAGCTCGAACTAAAGCATGTGCGGTCAGCGTCTCGATAGTTATCTCGTTGAGAATAGTAAGGAACTGAAAGTTTTATTTCATTTGAAGGAGCAGCGGTTACAGACCCCTTTACAACATCATTGATTATTTTCCAGTGATCTCTGAACATATACCATTTCTTATTCGGATCGGCTTTTAAAACAACCATGTCGTGATTGCTGCCCGCAGTCATCGTGATGGTGTTCCATTCCCAAGCTGAGCCCTGGGGAACAAAAAGTTTTTCCTCTGCCTTTAAAGATTGAGAGTCAGCTACTCTTTTTTTAAGCCAGGTATCTTGCTTAGCTAAAATCGACATGCCTAAGAGAGGGTGTTTTTTTTTACGGGAGTCAGAAAGAGCTTAGATTCTTTTTCTCTTCTGGTAACTAAACCAGCAAGAGTCTCACCATTTCCTCCTTTTACCCAGCGACCAAATTGCTCTGCGACAGTTGAACGAGGCTCACCCGCATTCAGAAGCCGCAACAGTGTGGAGTTTACAAACGCAGTAGTACCAACGTTGTAAGTGAAAGATACCAACGCGTCATACTCATTTTGATTGATTGAGGGTGTGACAAAACTACTGACACATTGCTCAAATCTCTCAACATCACCACGCAGGAGCTCGTTCGCTTTTACTTCGGTGATAACTAACCCTTTATGGACATCAGGGCCTGTGTGTCCATAACCGATTGTCCAAGGATCACCTCCGGTGCCAGGATCCGGATACGCTTCTAGCCTCAGTCCTTCAAAACTTTCGATCAGCTCTAAGCCAGCAGACGACAAACGCACAAAACTTCCTTAACGTGATCGCATTCTTACCGAGAATAATTGAAAAATCAACGCTAGAAAACCTGAAAGTAATCCGGTTACAAGAGCTTCAGTTCCAAAGTGACCGTAATGTGTCGGATGGTTAAACAAATCAGCTATAGCTGTTAAGAACCCTGTGAGTAATACAGTCTTAAAAGGAGTTATTTTTTTAAGAAGAAGGACACAAATCGAAAAGGTAATAGCTGTCCCTATTCCTGTGTTATAAGCAACTTTTACATGATTGTAAGACCAAACCGACACGTCACCGTTCGTCATGGCAAACATACACGCTAAAAAAGATTCCCCGAACTTTTCAGGGAAGAAATTTATAGCTTTTGCTGCTCTAGAGACAACCTCAGTTGTGTCCGACATCAAGCAATAGCAGCTTGCACACGATACTCGGTAGCACTTCGATCTGTTCTATGTACGTAGAGACTAGCTGTATCTCCACTAGAACCAGAGAAGGAAAGAACGCTAGACAATCGTCGAGTCATCTTAGGATTGGTAGCGGTGCCTTTACTGACTCCATCTGAACCGATAACTGTGAATCCGCTGACTGCAAACGCACCGGCATCCAAAGTAAAAGATACAGTTCCAGTTGAGCCATAAGTTAGCTCGTAAACATCTGAGAAGGGAAAACTCCCATCTCCTACAAACGAACGATAAGAATTTACCGTGACGTTTGAGCCGTTCGCTGTGCGAAACTGTCCAAATCTAGTGATACCTGGGGGGTTAGCTCCAAGTTCGCGGTTAAAGGTAGTCTGAGCCACGGCTAATACGAGAACTATTCGTTAATAATAACGCAGATAGATTAAGGTATTAAAATCGAAGGACTCTAAAAGGCAAGTGGTAAGGAATAAAAGCTACAACAAACTCAACGCATTAGTCTATGAGCTGATAATGTTTTGGGCACGGTTTTCGCCAAAAATAAAATTTCAGCCTTTAATAGCCAAAATTTTAGAAAACTGTAAGCCTGATTGGATTGAATTTAGGACAGAAATAGCTTTAAAAGAAGTAGATGAAGACGTAGAAACCATAAGAGCTTTGTGGGAAGCAGAAGATATAGAGAAAAATAAACCGATTTACTCTGAAGAAGAGCCTGACGGATCAGAAGCACAAAGATTGTTAGGCGGTTCTATGAGAATTAAGAGTTCTTGGTGGGAGGGTAAGAATGGATCCTTTGCCGAGCCTCCTAAACATCTCTAGAACTTCTTAAATTATTTTAGTTACATTAGTTCGTACCACCCAGTCATGATGTATTTTTCTTCGCTGGGTGAAATAACTCCTCTATGGGTGTGAGTAAAATCGCTCGGCCAAATTAACATTTTGCCTTTTTCTGCTTTTTCAACACGGTTTATATATTTAAATTCTGTTCCTCCTCCATCTTCTACCGTATTCAAATAAAGCATCCAAACTAAAATTCTATCGTGATCTATTACTCCAGCTCTCTCACAATGCCAAACCTTGTAACCTCCTGTGGGAGGTATATACTTTTGGATATTAAATTTAGGAGCTATGCGAAAAGCCATTCTGTCTAATTCTTCATATTTTTCGATATACTGGCACACACAATCCCATAAAAAATTTAGAGGTTTGATCAACGGTTCTATCGCGTACGCCTCCGTCAAACTTAAACTTATATCTACTGATTCTTTAAGAGATTTATCTACGGTTGCTTTACCTCCTACAGTAGAAAACCCAGAAAAAGAGTCGCAGTTATCAGAGTTAAACCAATTTATTACAGCATCACACAAGTTTTGATCTTCTTCTTTTAGCTTGTACTTTCCTATAAAGTGATCCATACTGTTTTAAAAAACCCAGCTTACTACGCTCATTATGTTTTCTTAGAGTTTTTGTAAGCTTTTGATTTCTTTTTAGCTGAGGCTGCTTTTACACAGTTATTGACCATCTTGCCTGACTTACCTCGTTTCATTCCCTGTTTTTCATAACCGGGCCAGCAGTTTTCTGCACTCATGATGCCTCCTTGGATTTTTTGTAAGCTCTCGCTTTTTTAGAAGCGCGTTTTGCAGTTTCAGTGTTTGCTACATGAGTATTAACCGGTTTGCCTCTAGTGGCTTGCTTTTTCTTTTC